TATTATTGCCTGATGGAACAATACAACCAATTACAATTAGGATATACACAAGAAATCATAATATATTAAGGTTTATTAATGGTTTTGCTGGAACAGCATATACTTATGGTTAAAATATAATTTTAGATATATATTTATGGTTAAAATATAATTATGTATATTTGGATGATAAATATGATTTAAATATTTAAATATATTGGATAAGTATATTTAGATAATATAAATGACAGCAGGTATATTACAGTTGGCAGCATATGGTATGGAAGATGCATTTTTATCTGGAAATCCACAAATAAGTTTTTTTAGAACTGTGTATAGGAGACATACAAATTTTTCAAGGGAGGAGAAAAATTTAAAATTTTTCAATAGATTGGATTTTGGGAAGGAAAGTAAATGTAAAATCCAGAAATTTGGAGATTTGTTACATAGATTATTTTTAGTGGTTAATTTACCAGAAATTCAAGCAACTTATGAGCAATTAACTATTGGGCAAGTAATTGCATTATTGGCAACTTATGGAATAATATGGACAACTACTTTAAATGTGAATTCATATTTGACTGAAGATACTTTGGTAAATATAATAGAACCATTAATTGCAGAATCAATAACAAATTATAATAATGATGTAACGTTAATAAATGAAATATTAGCACTTTTTACGCCTACTGGTATATTATCAGCATCAACATTTTTAGAAAACACAAATTTTACAAATAAAAATGTGACACAATACATTTCGACAATATTTAATTATTTATTTAATCCATATAATATGTTTGATGATAAATATCAATTAGAATATAATTATGTAGTTGCATATGCAGCTGATGCATTGATACAAAATAATGGAGATGAAGTATTAAATAATTTAAATGAAATAATAAACATATTATACAATGCATTTATTGATTATGCAATAGGAGTAATTACAATATCACCAGTGTTTCCATATTCAATTTCAAGTGAACAACTTGTGGATAATTTCATACCTCAAAATTTATATTTTATGTATGAAGTGAGTATAGCGAATTATGCTATCAATGGTGATTCTAATTATTCTGTATTTCAAAGTGCTATAAATAATATATATGGTGTTATATCAGGTGGACAATATGTATATGCTGGACTTGATTCATATGATATATTTACTGCCACATTACTGGCGAATCCATCAGTGATCAATACAAGTCGTGATGTGCAATTGGTGATTACATTATTACTTAATAACATAAGATATGGTTTATTGCAGAATCCTATACAATTAAATAATGTATACGAATCTCTTGTTGGAACTTTTAGTTTTATTTTTTATAAAAAATTTTTAAATAATGGTACTTCGATTACTCCAAGTGGTAATTTTGTTAATTTATCACAAGTTAACACAAATGATCCATTATTGAGTGATAATTTTACATCAATATTTATTGTTCCTCCATATCCAGGTGATCCATTAGATCCAAGTACACCAGTTCAACCATCAGATGTTACTGTGCAATACATAAATTATGTAACACAACAAGTTTCTACTTTTCATGGAAATGACACAAACACATTCAATAATAGTATTTATACGAATTATTTAAATAATTATAATTTATGGTTGAGATTTAATATGGGAGCACCCAGTGATTATGGATTACAAAATGCAGTTCTCCCAGCAAGTCCAATTATTCCTGTATTGGATCCAAATCAAACTGTGATTGGTATATTAAATCCTTTATATCCAGGAATATTGAATACTCAAGCATATTATAATGAATTAAATTTGCCAAATTCAAGTGCATTGATAGGTATATTAGATTTATCATATATTCCATTGTTTATGAATTTAGATATTCCAAATGCAATAGTGATATATTTAAATAACAGAGGAATAATATCAGCAACAAATTCTGTTTTTTGTAATACTATATTGAATTTATTAGCAACAACACAACATGCTATAATGACAACATTAAATGGGATATTGGCAGGATCAACATTAAGTTCTGGACCATATAAGGATGTACTAGTGACAATGGTGGAATTATCAAATTATTTAGTGTTGAATCCAACACCTCCGACAACTCCAATTGGTGGCAATTTATTACAGTCAGCAATAATTATGCTTGCAAATACAATTACATCATATACAGGTGTATCGTATCCACATGGAACTAAATTATCACCACCAAGTTATGTTTATACATATTATTATGATCAAATCAATGCTATGAATTTTACAACATTAGTTGGAAATGATCCATTGGGAAATCCATATATTCCAGTAAATGAGAAAAGTGCGGTATTGCAAATTTTAGGATTATTTGTTACACCTACAATTAATATTCCTGCATCCAATGTATATATTACTCAAAATTATAATCAAGTTACAAATGTTACAATAAATGGTCAAATATTAAATTTATCAATAAATAATGGATTAGCCACAGCACTTTGTGATATACCATCATCAATTTGGTTTAATATTTTGAATGGTGTTATTGCGAATTATAATAATTTATATGATAATGGTGTATTAAGTCCATCATATTTTACAAATTCCATTGGTGCCGAAATGACTGAATATTTGACATATATATCTGATACATATTTTTCAAGTGGAACAATAAATTATTGGTTTGATACACCAATATCGCAATTGCCAGGCCAATCGCCTGGGAATATTGGAATTTATTTGCAAGATCAACAGAGTATATTTTTGACACAATTGGAGATATATGATGCAAATTTGGGATTATTAAGTATGATAAATATACCAATAAATACAAGTCAATATTATTTTGCTGATTATGATACTATAATTAATTATTTTGTTAATATTATTCAAGCAAATCCAACCATTTATTATCATCAGGATTATTTACAACCAAATGATCCAGTGGTACTTATATCAAATGCATTGATAAATCAAACACTAGAGAACATTTATGAGGAAAATCAAATTATTCTCACAACATATTCATCTGGACAAATATATGTTCCAAATGGTAATAATCAAGTATTTCCTGATGGTTCAGCATCATTTAACAGCACAATGATTGGTGGTATAATAGAATTTAATGGTAGTAGTTACATTATTATTGGATTTATTTTAGCAGGTGGAGTATTACTGGTAAATCCTACTCCTCCGTTCACTACTCACACAAATTATGTTATATATTATTATGGAAATCAATTGAACAATACTGTGGGTAATGTATCGGATATATTTGATGCAATATATAATGATTTTTTAAATGTATTTTTAACTTATGGACCAGATCCATATGACACATCATTTAGTTATTCTGGTACTGATGGTACAATTTTTAATGGTCAACATACATTGGAACAATTTCCCGGTAGTTTCAATGCACAAATGATTGGTGGTACGTGGTTATTTGAAAGTATACTTTATACAGTAATTCAGTATGTCACTCCAGATCAACTTGATTTTGATCTAAATTTTCCTTTCACAGATATAGGAGGTGTTAATTTTACAATAAATTATTCAACTTCCCCAAAATATTCTGGCACTGGATCGCAAGCTGGAATAACTGTTACTGGAGTTGGCACTAATTTTACAAGTATTATGGTAAACGGTGTTATATTATATGCAAATGGTGCTCAAGCCACAATTAATATTGTTGTAAGTTCAACTGAATTAATAACAAGTCAATATTTAAATGTGGCAGAACAAACATTTACTGTATATTATGTAAGTGGTATCACAAATAGAAATGTATTATGGTTGGTGACATTTTCTGGATTATATATACCAACTCCACCAAATATAAGTACAGAAGCTACAAATTGGGAAACATTATTTGGTGCTATATTTGCAAATCCAGAAACTTATTTTTTCAATGATATTAATAACATAGTGAATAATTACAATGGATTTGCAAATGCATCGGATTTGTATCAATATATGGAAAATATTATAATAGCAAATAGTGAATTTAGTGTTATTGATACATTACAAGGAAATTCAGTAAATCAGATGTATAATAATATAGTGAACTATTACACAACAACTTTGGCAACAATTACTAATCAATTGGAAAAATTAGGTCCAGATGGAATAAATTTAATAACAATATTAACAAATTCATTGAATGGTGTTACACCTGCTGATTTTGCATGGATAGAGAGATTAGGGCATTATTTGATAGATGAAATGTCGGTATATATTGGTGATGAACTTGTGGACAAACAATATGGGGAATGGTTAGAATTATGGCATGAATTGACAAAAAGAAGAGAAAAAGAAAGAGGATATAAGAATTTAATAGGAGATATTAAAGTTTTAACAACATATAATGCAAATATGAAACCAAATTATCAAATGATGATTCCATTACAATTTTGGTTTTGCAAACATATTGGGATGGCCTTACCTATAGTTTCATTGTTGCATAGTGATATAGAAGTAGTGATTAGAATGGAGAGTTTCACGGATGTATCATACACTGGTAGTAATTATGTTACATATAATGGAACACCAAGATTAGATTGTGAATTAATGTGTGAATATATCTTTGTAGAACAAGAGGAAAGATTAAGAATTGCTCAATCCAAGATGGAATATTTGATGGAGACATTGCAAGTGTCAAATGATTATGTAATAACGAGTGCTACTTTAGCGAATGGGATAACTGATTTGGTGAATAATGTTTTTGTGAGTGGATTAATTGAAAGAAAGTTATATTTTGATAATCCAATTAAGGAATTAATATGGATATTACAGGATACTAGTTTTGTGGATGGTTCTCAAGAAAATGGAGCAATTAAATATAATAATTACAGTGTTAATTTTATGACAGGTATTGGGAATGCAATGCAGAACGCCAAGATTCAATTTAGTGGAAGAGATAGAGAAATATTTAAGGATGTTAAATTTTACAATTATATTTATCCATGGGAAAGACATACATCAACTCCAAGTGATGGAATAAATAATTATTCATTTTCTTTATCTCCGGAAGTATATCAACCATCTGGATCAGCAAATTTTTCAAGATTGGATGATTCAGCAATAATAGTACAATTAACGGATGATGTGATAAATAATATAAAAAATAATAATTTGCAACTTCGATTTGCTATATATGCTCCAACATATAATGTTTTGAGAATTATTAGTGGACAAGCTGGGTTAGCATTTTACAAATAATTAGTATTTTATAAATTATAATTTTGTGTAATTATAATTTAATTAATGGTATGATATTTTAAGAATAATTAGCGGCTAAAATATGTTAGTATTTTTCGGGTGATATAATATATAATGTCGGGAGGAGTTATTCAACTAGTAGCATATGGAAATCAAGATATATTTTTAACAACAAATCCTCAAATAACATTTTTTAAGGTTGTATATAGGAGACATACTAATTTTTCAACGGAAATGATAACTCAAACATTTGCCGATAATGCAGATTTTGGAAAAAGAGTAACTACAGTATTATCTAGAGATGGTGATTTAATAAGAAATATTTATTTAGTTGTAGTATTACCAGCAATACCTCAATTTTTTGATGAATTTGGAGATGTAGATCAAATATCTAAATTTGCATGGGTAAGAAGAATAGGTTATGGAATTATTAACAGTATAGAAATAGAAATAGGTGATGAATTAATAGACAAGCAATATGGTGATTGGATGAATATATGGAATGATTTAACAGTGACAACATATAACAACATTGATAAGATATTAGGTGATGTGAAAGAATTAACAGATTTTAGCAATGGGAAAAGTTCATATGAATTATACATACCATTAAAATTTTGGTTTAATAGGATTACTGGATTAGCATTACCAATAGTTAGTTTGCAATACAGTAGCATAAGAATAAATGTTGAATTAAATAATTTTGATCAATGTTATGTTGTGACACCAACTCATGTGATACCAATTGACAATGATTTTGTTAATTTTGATGATTATGAATATATTCAGCAAAATGTGAATGGTGTTATATCTTTGGCTCGTTTCATTTATTTTGATATATCAAATAGAGATTTATACATATGGAGATTATCTGACAATGGATTTTTAAGTTTTACTCAAACTGTGACAGGGACATTAACAGAATTACAGCAACATAATATATTATATCCACCAACTGATTTACTGGCAAATCAGCAATATTTTATAACAGGTTTAACGAGTAAATTTAATGCGATGCCACAAATAAATGCGGTTGAAACACCATATTCAAATACTAGTATAAATTTTAATAATATATCATTACAAGATGCATATTTATTGGTTGAATATATATATTTAGATGATGAAGAAAGAGTGAGATTTTCGCAATCAAAACTGGAATATTTAATAGAACAAGTATTATTTACTGGACAACAAACGATAAATGGTATAAATCAATCATTTAATTTAGGGTATACTCAACCATGCAAAGAACTTGTATGGGTTACTCAATTATCAGTTGCTCAGGAGACGAGAGTGAATGATTTATTTAATTATACAAATAGTTTAATAAGGAACACGAGTGGTGAATTAATTGGAACAAATCTTATATTAAATGAGACAATATATTTTAATGGTCAAGAAAGATTATCATATCGAGATTCATCATATTTTAGTTGGGCTCAACCATATCAACATCATACTAATGGTGTACCAGAAGGAGTAAATGTATATTCTTTTTCATTATTTCCAGAGAATCATCAACCATCGGGAGTTGCAAATTTAAGTAGACTTGACAATATAACATTGAAGATAAATGTGAATCCATTAATATCATTTACATATACAGCTGCGTTAAGAGTGTATTGTGTGGTTTATAATATATTGCGTGTTGCCAATGGAATAAGTGGATTGGTATTTTCGATGGATATTAAACGTTGATTGGTTATTCAAAAAATTGAAATATTTTTTGAATTATTTAAAAAATTTATAAATTTAAGCAATTGGTTGGTAATCTTTATCATCAACATCCATAAGTGAAAGAACTTTAACGAAGTAATTTTCATTATTGTTATATGCAGATAATAATTTTTGATATCTTTCTTCAAGTTTATTGAGAGTTGTGAAACTAATTGTTTCTGCAGTATAATCTCTAAATGCTGAAATTAAAGAATCATATTCTCTCATAGTGCTAAGAATTTTACCTAATGATTCTTCAATAGCGTGATGTTTCTTGAGTTGAGTATAGATTTCGTCTTTATCAGCTTTATTTAAAGTTTTTCCTTTTCTTTCAAGATTATCAATCATTTCATCAAAGATTTCTTTGTTCAAGAGAGCACCTTTGAATTTTCCAAATTCTTCAGTTTTAGCATTGAAATTTAATTTGAAATTATGTGAAAGTACTCCTCCATGTCCTCCAAATTGTGGCATAAATGTTGCGGTGGTTTTATTATTATTTTTTGTCATTTGCAATAATTGATCAGCAATGGTTGCTTTAAATCTAAAATTAGCCATTTCATATTTATGTAAATTATTTTTTGGAACTTCCATGCGTGATTTAATACCGAGTTGTGTTGCGCGGTTTGATTGAACGAATCTACCAGTTTTTTCATCAGTAGGTCCATTATAATCTTTATTTAAAATTCCTGGATTTGCATTGACAAATTGTGCAAGTAAATTTAAATATTTAATGAGCATTACATTACCAGTGACAATATTTTGAACAACAGTGGTATTCAAATTACTTGTCTTCATATTTTCTAACCAACTATTAACACATTCAATTTTAAATAATTTCATTCCACATGTCAAATCATCAGCTTTATATTTGCGGAATCCTAATTTTTGCAATGTGCGCAAAGCAATTACAGGATGGATACCATTGATTTCATCTTTAGTAACTTTATCGAAGTTTTCCATTTTAAGACGAGTAATACATTTTTCCAATGCATTTTCATCAGAATTCAACAAACAGTTATACATATAATCTCTACATTCGTCTTGTGTTCCTTGTGCTCCTTTATAAAGGGATGAATAACAATTATGATTTGCTTTCAATATCATTTTTGTATCAGGACTATCCATTCCAAACAAAATTTTCTTTCCGTCAATTTCCTTGTAGAAATTTCCAGAAGCATCTTGTTTCCAAATGTTAGCATCTAACATGTCAACGAATTCATCAGTACCAGGGAAATTAACAGCACCAATATTTTTAGCACTTGCAGCAAACATACGTTTTCTGATTAAATCATCAACTTTAATGCTGAAATAAGTTGGTTTATTTCTTGATGCTGTTGCATAATCAACTGGCAAAGAAACTCCAGCACAAACAGTACCTTTATAAATACAATCATATAAATTTCTGAAAAAGTTTGCATCAGCACCTCCGAAAGATGTTACATTACCAGATGCATCGGTATAGAACACATTTTTCAATAATGCTGTTGGAAAATCTGGCAACATTGCTGCAAAATTTGTATGTATTCCATCGAATGATTTTTTCAAATTAATTCTAATTCTTCTTGCATCAGCACCTGAAAAAGATGCGGGATCTCTTACATAACTCCATGAACCATTATCTTCAACCATCAACATAAAGTATTCATTATAGAATTTTTGTGATTCAGTTGATAAATTATTCCAATTTGCATAAACATGTTCGTAAACGGTTGCAACAATTGCACTGTTTGCTACAGTTGCTCTTGCGCCTGCATCCATTACTTGTACTGGTTGTGCAGCAGTTTTAAAATATTGCGGAATTACTTGTGCATTTTGTGCTTGTGGTACATTTGCATTCGCAATAAATTGTGGATTTGCTGGAACATTGGTTACTGTTGAATTAACCATAGTGATTTGTTTATTTGGTTCATCCAACAATCTATGGAAATAAGCAGATTCAATAATGAAATCAGTGAATTCGTGGTGAACATCATTATATTGTTCTCCTCTTTTTGAAGCTTCTTCATAATTGTCAGCACACATAATTTGAAAAATTAATTCGTCTTTTGTTAATTGTTTTCCATAAGACTTTTCTTGTGCACGTGTAAATAAATTTGCTCTGATATCATTAGGATTTGTAGTAAATGCCCACTTTCTATCATCATTCTTGTCAATACTAACTTTAGCCATTTATATAATTATTTATAGAAAAAAAATTATAATAATTTTCATATTAATTCAAAAATAATTAAATTATTTATATTAATTATTTTCTTGTCACATTATATTATAAATGAATTCCCAAATATTTCAACATTTTAGATGGTATCATATCTTGTTTATAGGTTTAATCTTTGTTATACTATTTATATGGTATAAAAATAGTCACAATAATAAAAGTGCTATACCGGAACAGTTTGAAGAAACTCCTAAATCAAATACTGGTAATGAAATTGTATTATATTATACATCGTGGTGTGGATATTCAAGACAATTTTTACCTGAATGGCAAAAATTTGAAGAATATGCAAAAAATAATTTAAAAAATTTAAAAGTTACAACTATTGCATGTGAATCTGGAAATGAAAATTTATGCACACAAAAAGGTATTGAAGGATTTCCAACAGTTGTTCTTTATCCAAAGAATGGAACCGAAATAACATTTGACAAAGAAAGAAAAATGGAAAAAATAATTGATTTCGTTAAAGAAGAAATTGGTGTTTAATTTTTATTATTGAATTTTTTATATAATTTTTTACCCAAATCATATAATTCATCCTTATTTTCTATTATATCTATCCTGCTAGTTGGAACACCTTTTAATCCATGAATAGCTCCATACCATCCTGCAGCAATACAACCAGTAGTATCGGTGTCTCCACCATGTAACATACTATAAACAACTAATTTTTCCCAATTTCCAGTTGAATCCAACAAACAATCATATGCAATTATAACAGAATCATCACCACCACTTCCAGGAAATTCTTGTTCTGGTATATCACCAAATCTAAATGTATTATAATAATATTGAGTTCTAATAACTAAATTCTTTGTTGATCTTCTTTTTATATGATTTCCGTCATCATCAAAATTACCATTTATATAAGTTGTCCATTTATCAATGAATATGTGTACATCTTTGGAATATCTATCATAATCTCTATCAGTACTTTTTATATAATCATCTATAACATTGGATCTAAACAATTCTAACAACAGGAATGGCCATTTATCCAAAGATATATTTTCAATTGCATACGCAGTGAATAATGCTGAAACTAGACCACCCAAAAATCCGACTGTAGAATTATGTGTAATTCTGCTGGATTCAATACCAACTTGTATTAATTGTTCTCTATTATTAATTCCATGATAAGCCAAACCAATGCATAAACTTCTCATTGATGCACCAGAACCACCAGCATAATAATCATATTCCATCCCATTCCATTTTCTACCTTTAGCTATTTGTCTTAGAGATTCAAGTAAAGTTTTACCTATTTGTCTTTTTTCAAATTCGCCATTTTTAGTGAAAAAATTAAATGCAACAATAAATTCATCAACAATATGATTATACAATTGTTCCAATGTATCATATGGTTTTAGCAGAGCTTTAGCCACTGCAACATGCATGATGGTATCATCAGAAATAAGCCAACCTTTTTGAGGAACGCAATTTATTCCGCCATAATCGATAAATTCATAAAATTTTTCAGTAGTGTTATCTTGCAATGAATTAGTATTCATGAATTCCCATTTTGAGTTATTAAATCCTATTGTATCACCTAAACCATGTAAAACCATAGTAGCAATGTAACGTTCTTCCATTAGTTATAATATGGATATAATAAATTTATTTAAAATATTTATATAATGATTAATAAAAGAATGTTATATATGTGATATAGTTGTTTTTTTATTAATTATAATAATTTCATTTGGAATATATATGTTTTTTATTTAAAATATAATATATAATAAACTTATTCGTTCAAATTTATTTAAAAAAATATTAGTATGTTTTATATAATGACTTCTGTTAATTTATATGATATATTGAATTTAGATCAAAAATGTACAAAAAAGGAAATTAAACATTCTTACAGAAAATTAGTTAAAGAATTTCATCCGGATCAACCAAATGGTAATGCAGAATTATTTGATCTTATTGTGGGTGCATATAATATATTGAAAAATGACAAAACAAGAGCAGATTATGATGAAATATTTAAATTATCCAAACAAACAAATTCGGATCATTTTAAATTGAAATCAAATTCTGATTTTTTTTACAAAGCACAAGAAACAAGTGTTACTACTAAATCAAAAGAGGAATCAACAAAAGATTTTAATATAAATTCGATGTCTTTGAACACGAAACATGGTTTTGATAATACAAAACAAGATAAAATAGATTTATCTGATGCAAACAAAAGATTTAATGATATCAAAGATGCCCGTGAGTTAGAATATATTGAAAATACTCCACATATGTTATTTGAAAATGCAAATGTAGATATGGATAAATTTAATAGAGCATTTGAAATGATGCATAAGGGTTCATCAGAATTGATGGAACATAAAGGGGCACCTGATCCATGGAATGTTACAGATGCATCATTTGGATATAGTTCAATTGATAATTATGAAGATCTATATGTTAATGATGATCATGAAACAAATTTATTCAGTAACATTAATAATGTCAATAAACCAAGCGTAAAATTAACAAAAAGTGATGTTGATAAATTGGAAGGTGGAAATTACACAAAGAATCATAGTAAATTGGATGATAATTATAAACAATTATTAAGTGATAGATTAGCAGAAAGAGAGATTGAAACTGAAAAATATACGAGTTCAACTTTCACTGATTTTACTGAAGATCCTACAATGGGTGGATATGGAATATCAAATCATGTTGGTTTAAATAATATGTTAGATTGGAATAGTGATAATCAAGATTTAACCAAAAAGTTTCAGGCATTAATGGAGAAGAGAAAACACAATTAAATTATTTAAAATAATCATGGCATGAATTATATCCAGAATCAAATATTTCTTTTTTTTTTGTAGCATCAATATCAAAATTGATACTATTGATATTATTTAAATTAATACACAAAGTATATTTCTCATAACCTTTAATTGCATTAAAATCCATACCACCCATTAATTTTTCTATGAATGTTCCAATTAAATTTAGACCTTGTTTAAAAATAAATTTATGATCTTCTCCAAGTGATTTATTTGATGACTGACATAATAATCCGGTGTTGTTATTATTGACAAGATATATTCCAAGTACATGTTCAATATCATTTTCAAAAAATTTTATTGGATAATTATCATATAATCCACCATCACTATAATATTCATCTATCTGATCGAATTTAATTGTGAATGATGATTTATTATTTATCACTTTATCATACAATATTGTATGTTTTATTGGAGTAAATAAATATGGTATGCATATAGACATAGTAATGGCATCAACAACAGATAAATTTGGATGACTATCATATGATAGATAATGTACTGAAGGATTATTATCATTAAGACACACTGTTGTAATTATTAATTTTTTGTTAGTTTTTTTGTATAACTCATATAATGTAACATTACCAGTGAAATTTTTGTTTATGATAAGAATGGAAATTTTATTATTATCATCAATACCAAACATTTTTTGATTTGTATTGTTAAAGTGTGTTTTTGGAACAGATTTAAGTTGTTCTATTTTAAAATCAGATACTTTATTGAGCATTTCTGATGGTGAATATCCAATTATATACATTGCCGAGATTAATGCTCCTATAGATGTTCCCGCAAATACTTTAAATTTATTTAAATGTCCAAGTTCTTCTAATTTTTTTAATGCGCCAATATGAGCAATACCTTTCATACCACCACCACTTAACACAAGGATATGTTTATTGAATTTGGGTTTTATATTTAATAGAATTTGTATTTCATCTTTAATTTGGTTTTCGATATAATTATGTGTTAATTTTGGGATTGATTGATGTAACATTGTTAATATAAATAATAATTAAATCTTTTTAGATATTATAAACATTATATTGATGTATAATTTAAATATTAATGATTTGTTTGATTACAATGCCCCAAATGATAAAAATACTCCATTAGATATTGAAACATTATATAATCCAAAGAAAATTGATAGATCACGAAATAAAAATAAATTTGATGTTGAGACATTAATGAATAAAAATAAAGATAAAAAAATGGAAGCAAATAGTGAATATAAAAAATTATTTTCACAATGTTTAGATAAAATTACATTTGCAAATAGAATAAATGCAAATGATATTGTTTTTAATATACCATCAAAAATATACAGAATATCAGAATACAATGCAAGTATATGTTTAAAATACATTAAAAAAAAATTAGAAGAAATGTATATAGATGTATATATAACATCAGAGACATCAATATTGATATCGTGGAAGAATATTGCTGAGAACAGAGAGAATTCGAGATCTTAAAGATTATTTGATTTTTTGCCAATTTTGACAAACATATCCAAGATGAATATTATAAATATACCAATGATAATAATAGAAATAATTTCTTTTATATCATAATTTTTTGCGATATTGAAGTGTTCTGTTTTTGGGACATTTTCTGGTTGGCAAGATATATTTTTGCAATTTCTGGGAATAAATTCTTTAGCTATTATTTTTGTATCATTATCTGTTGATTTTGCCATTTTATTGATTTTTAGTTTAATTTGGAATCTACAATATTTACATTTTTTAATATGATCAAAAATTTCTGGATTTATTGAACCATCTGATCCAGATGACATATTAGAATATAATGTATTATTATCATCAAATATTACATAATCTAAAAATTTTTTGATGCAATAATTATGACTTTTTTTTGAATGGTGTTTTTCGGTATCATTCAAAATTTCATGTTCTTCTCCATAAGTTTCATCTAAAAATGATAGTGATTCTTCAGGTTTTTTAAGGTCTGACATTGATGTCCCGTACATAGTTCCATTGTTATCATGATGTTGCATATTATCTTGAAATTGCATATCTCCTTGAGCATTAAAAAATGTTTGTTTAAAATTTGGATCTTGAATAATCTTTTTTCTCATTTGTTCAATGTTTATATGATTATTTTTGTTGAGATCATTATATTGTATATTATCTTGACGAGTATCTTGATAATTATCTTGATGTTTATGATTATTGTCTTGATATTTAAGGTCAAAAGCCTTATTTATATCACAGTACATTTTATCATTTATATTGCAATGCATTATGTATATTTATATAATATAAAATGTTTTTGATATTATATTCTTGTAATTTTAGATCATTTATTTTTAAATAAATCGTGCAATGGTTAATTTGATTTTTACAAATTAATTTTATTGTGGCTGATTTAGGATTTTTGAGTTGATCACTTGCGTAATTATATAAGAATAACTTTCTATTTCAAAGTATAATATGAATAACTATAATGGTGGAAACAGTGAGTCTAGACTTGCCCATGGAATTCCAATGGATAGATTTGCTAATAATGATGATGATGATGAATCAATTGGTGGGGGAGTTGCAGCAATGGAAGATATATTACCGAAATTAAATACTTTGAAACCAACAGAAACAGACATGGAAGTTCCAAGACTTGCAAATGAAGATAAATTAAAACCAGAAATGGATAGAATATATTTTGAAAAGTCATATAATCAATATAATAATAATAATAATAATAATAATAATAATAATAATAATAATAATAATAATTCAAATAATCAACCTAAATTGGTGGGCAATAATTTTAATCCAATTATCAATAAAAAAAAAGAAGAAGATAATATTGATAATTACACAAATGATGATAGATCTACATCATCATATACAAATAATTATAGTAATGATAATAATAACAATAATAACAATAACAGTAATAACAATAACAATAATAATAATATGCAACCACAAGGAGAATTCAAAACATATGAAGAAGAACAACTTGCAAAACTAGAGATGTTAAAAAAATTGGGAGAACTCAAAGAACATGGAATAAAATTAACAAGAAATTACAGTATGGAATCAAACTACAAAACAATGAAGTATGAATATGAACTTCATAAGGGTATCAGAGAAAAGAGAAATACTGTTGATTGGTTGAGTGGTTGTATGGTGAATATTTGTTATGGAATTGAAATGGGTAATGAAAAATTTGATCCATTTGGTTTTAAATTAAATGGATGGAGTGATACTGTAAAATCTGATCAAGATAAATATGTAGATGTTTATGGAGAATTATATGAAAAGTATTTTAAAGGTGGTAAATCCATTCCTCCAGAAATTAAATTGATATTTATGGTGATGGGAAGTGCAATATCATTTCATCTTGCTCATAGTATGGTGAGTTCAATGCCAGATTTAAAAGTTGTTTTGCAGAATAATCCTGATCTTGCAAGGAAATTACAAGAACAAGTTTTAAATGATGCATACAAAAAAGATCAATTGAAACAAAATGATGCAGTAAATGAATATGCAAATAAACAACACGATGAGGTGAGACAACAAATATCTAATTTGGAAATGTTGAAAGAAGAAAAAGAAAGAGCTATGAATAATATTGAATATGGCAAACAAGCACAACAACAAAAACAATTATTAGAAAAAGAAATACAGATTCAACAATTGCAAAAGGAACTAAATATGGCAAGATCAGATTCTCGTTCAATGTATGGAACAAATAGCGAATCAAACCAACAACGTATGAAGTTACCATCTTTTAATATGCAAAATAAATATGGTGCTGCAACATATAAAGAACCAACCGATTTTAAATATGAGTTAGCAAGACAACAACAAATATTGGATCAGAAAAATAGATTTGCACATGAAGCACCATCTCACGACGGCGATTCAAGTGTTGATGTTAATGAAAATATTGATGCAATTATAAAGACACCAACAAAAAAAACAAGAAAACTCAAAGGCAGTATTGTTGATAATGATGATGCATCAAAAGGATCAAATACTGGCACAGCATCCAAAAGAGGTAGAAAGAAAAAAACTACACCTAGTCATGCATCAATTAAAATAAATACTGGTTTGGCAAATTAATAATGCAATGATATATTTGCTTCATCTGGAATTTGTTTTTTATTATCAAACATATGTTTATACCCTTTACTTACAGTTATTGTTTTATTAGTGTTTGTATTAGTATTATCATTTTTTGTTCCATCAGGTAATATGTTTTTATTTGTAAAATATATTATATTTGTAAATCTGTCGTGTTTCGTTTCCGAATCCTCGCTCAATTTATCAATTATTGGAAAATCACTATCTTCATCTTTGTGACCAACTATTTCATTAACTTGATCTTTGATAATCTTTTTTAATTTTTCATCTTTATCTTCTTGATTTTCTTCTTTATCTTCTTGATTTTCTTCTTTATCAACATCTTGAATTTCTTCTTTATTCACATCTTGAATTTCCTGATTTTCTTCTTTATTAGCATCTTGAATTTCCTGATTTTCTTCTTTATTGGCATCTTGAATTTCCTGATTTTCTTCTTTGTTAGCATCTTGAATTTCTTCTTCATTGGCATCTTGAATTTCTTCTTTATTGACATCTTGAATTTCTTCTTTATTTTTTTCATTTACAATTTCTTCTATATCTTGTATTTCTTGCTCATTAATTTTTTTATCAGTTTCATCATTTGTAATTTTATTGCCAAGTTTTTCTTCAACAATCTGCGCAACTTGATTTTTATCATCATCAGATTTTAATCTTTTAAATATGATTTTAAGTTTTTTTTTACCATTTTCCTGATTATGATCTTTTTTCATATCATTAAGTGCATCAATAACATCATTTGCTGCATTTTCATTTTTAGTATTTTGTTCTATGTCGGTATTTCCTCCTTTAAATTTATGTTTATTTATTTTATCTGCAATTTGTTTAAATGTATGTGAATGTCCTTTTAATTTATTTGTAAAATGTTTAACATGTCGTTGAATTTTTGGAGATAATTTATGGTATAATTCTGTGCCATGCTTCACAATATGTTCTTTTGCTTTCATAGTATATTTAAGAATACGTTTTTTTATGTAATTATCAATGATATCAATGACATTAACAATATTATCACCAAAAATGAGTATGATTTTATTTAATGTGTCAAGTTGATCTTGATTTGATACTGGTGGTTCATAGTCAGGAACACTGATCATATTTATTAAAATATCCTTTACATCGTCGATATTATATTCATTCAAGAGATTTGTTAGATTAGTTATATCTTGTTTTGAAAAATTTGTTTCCATTTCTATAATAAGACATAAGAATAAATTAAGAGTATTGCATTTTAAATTATTAAATATATTTATAATCTAAAGGTATTTAACAAATAAATTATTCATTGCTTGGTATATATTCTTTTTATATAAAAAATATAAGAGAAATTTTGAGTAATACATAAAGATATGAGAATACATCAAGATAACATATATTATGGAAATAATATCAAACAATGATAATGTAATTTTAAATGATGTCGTTAATAATTTATTGAATATCATTTCTGTTAATAATGAAACAAATGTTATTAAAAAAAAACGTGGTCGTCCAAAAAAGATACTTGATTCAAATAATAACATGTATGAACCTAAAAAGCGTGGAAGAAAACCAAAAGATCAACAAATAGTAAATAAAGAAGTCAAGGATAACGAGAGAGAAATAATACTTCACATGCAATTATCTTTAGATGATATTAAGAGATATGGATCGGTGGATATAATGGAAAATCTAAACAAACATTTAAATAAAAGTAATGAAAGTTCAAATCACGAAAATATATTTACGATAGATGATCATAATTTTGATGATGATAGTACAAATGAGAGTAATGAGGAAATTAATAAATTGATGGAAATAATAAAAGAGAAAGATGAATATATTAAAACAATGGATAAAGAGTTGAATCAATATAAGATGTTGGAGAAAGAAAATAATGAATACATGTATCAAACAAAGATAACAAAGATGAATGTTAATCTTGTGAATGTTCATAATGGTGAAACAATAATAGTAGAAAGAACAGATATTGTATGTTGGTGGTGCACTGAACAATTTGAAACACTTCCATGTTTTATTCCAGAAAAAGTAATAAATAATTGTTATCATGTATATGGATGTTTTTGTAGTTTTAATTGTGCAGCTGCTTATAATTTAAATTCAAGTGTAAATGATTATAAAGTGTGGGAAAAGAATAGTTTAATAAAATCATTATGTAATGAAATGACTCAAACATATGATGATATTTATATAGCTCCACCAAAAGAAATTTTAATAAAATATGGAGGACATCTTTCCATCATGGAATATAGAAAAAATTTTAATTTGATCAAAAAAGAATATAGATTAGTAATTCCACCAATGACACCAATTATTCCATTCATCGAAGAAAGAACATCTGACAATCAAAAGAATAATAAATTTCAAAAAAATGATAGTGCATTGATATTAAAAAGAAAAAAACCATTGCCAGGATCAAAAGCTAATGTTATTGATACATTGGATATGCTCAGACAAAAAGAGTAATTTGATTTATTTTAATTTAATAATAAATAAAAATAAGTTATACTTTAAACATATGATAATAGCCATGCAAAAAAGCATCACATAAATCATCTTTTTTATCATGTTTATTTAGATGATTAAGCCAATCAGGAGTTATTAATAATTCTGTATATTTAATTGCTAAACTTTTGGTAATATTATAAATTACTTTTTTTTCCAGAATTTTAAATATAGAATACAAGTCATCTTTTGGGATTGTAATTTCATTTGGCATATTATTTATTGTTTTTTTATTCAATATATATTTAATTAATAAATTGCATATATCTTTATTTACCAATATTTTTATATCATTTATTTTTGCAATTGCGTCAACAAATAAATTATAATCTTGTTCTTTACCCTTTCTTTTACTATCTTTTAATGTTTTTTTTATATTTTCAATAGTTTTTGCATCTCTGTTATATAATTTTGTCAACAAGTCTTCAATTAATTTATAAATATCATCTTTAAGATTTATTGAATTTAATATTTTAGTTGTTGTATCATCATTTATATTTAATTTACCTGATGGTGCAATAAATTTAATTTCCATATCTTTTTTTTTATCAACCACACCTCTTATTAGGAAACTTTGAAATAAAAAGCAACTTATTGTTTTCATCACAGGATTTATTAGAGATGGTTGATTTTCTATCAATACTTTATCAGCCTCATATAATTGTGGTACCGCATCTAATTCTCTACACATTATTTTTCCCAATATATCTGGACCAATTGTATTAACATTAATTTTTTTTATTTTAATTAACTCGGATTCTTTTTTTTTATTTTTGACTATCATTTTTGAGTGATACAAACAATAATGTTTATCTTCAGAACAAAATCTAGCAAATTTGGCACACTCTACTTCTT